GTAATTTTTAAATAGCGAACCTTCAAATACGCCATTAGTGTATTCGTTAATCTCTGCGCTAAAGTGGCAGGTGTCATCGTCTGTTGCTGAATCAATACCAACTGAATTTAACGGCACGGTGTAATTCGTTATGCTCGTTACCGTCGGTGGTGCGTTTAAAAAACTGATAGCATCGCCTCCAGTGATTCTGTACGGATAAAATAGTAACGGCATACCAACATACGGTTTGTCTGAATCGTTTATAGACGCTCCGTGCTGCACATCCAAACCGTCAATCTTTTCAAACTGCATATGTTCGAATGGTGCTTCGATAGTGTAAGTTTCACCAAATAGGTCGTTGTCTACTTTGTATTCAGTTGTACCCCATCCAATACCTTCTTGCTCTTCGTAAAGTTTGGTTACTTTAGAACCTCTGCCTTTAAATTCGAATGATAGGTCTTTGTACGGCAAAGCTACGTCTACATTTGAAGAAGAAGCATCAACGTATTTTGAAATGTCACGCTCAACACCACCTGCATAGAAATCCGAAAGCGTTTCAATCACTATTTCGCCATCACTATTCTTACGTGCGGTAAGATTGAACATCTTAAACAAGCCAGTCAAGAAATCCAATACTTTCTGATTCGGCATTTGTTCTTGCGCATCCCATCTTTGGGCAACTGTTATTGCTTGATTGCCTCCTAAGTAGTCGTGATTCTCTGCGCCTTTAGTTAATGCCCATTCAGCCGTGTAATTAACTCCAGCGTTAACCGGACCTTCGATGTAAATCTGGTATCCAACTGATGTGTTAGTCAAGTTGCCAGTAATCACAACATCATTCCCTGCGTTGTCACCGTCTTGAAAAACTAAATCACCGTCTTTGTAAACTTTAACCGTATAAGCGTTACCACCCGAACAAGTAATAGTCAAAGTAAACGCTACCGTGTCGCCTCCCGTCAATCCATAAATAACCGCTTTGTCATTAAGCATTATCACGTTCGACATTGAAGCGTAATCGGTTGTAAACTGGTTGTATAAAATCGTCGATTGTGTACCCGGTTTGAAAGCGTAACCGCTCTCACGGTGCATCCACATATATAAATTGTAAAACTGCGGATTGTCGGTTGCCTTGATAAACGAATCAGAACTGAACGTGATACCGTAACTTTCTTCGATTGCTTTGATAATCACCCACACCCGGATAGCGTATTTCAACTCTTCATAATACACCCCGTGTGGATTACCATCGTAGTAAAGATTCGAGCCTAATGGATTGATTGTGCCATCCGCATTAAAGTAATTCGGTGGCGTAACACCTGAATCGTAAAACAAGCGATTAGAGTTCGTTATAAGCGGCATTACCCACGCATTGGTGTAAGTAGTCGAATCAACAGTAAAACTCACTCCTGCTGCGCCTAAATCGCCTCTAATGGTTGAAGCTTGATATGTTCTGGTGAAATTAGAAAGCCAAGATAACCCGGTTAGCTTGTCATCTCCCAGAACGTCTTTTAGGTCTACTATATCACCGTAGAACGTAACCTTGTACGAATACGCTTTATTGTCTTTTAGCTGAACGCCATCCAACTTTATTTTACCGGATTGAAAAGGCAGATGGTTTAACTCGATTGTTGCTGCTACTTTCTTTCTCGCATCGAAGCCTCCGTCTATGTCAAAATTGTAATAGTGTTTGAAGATTCGATTGTTGGTACGTGAAGCAGGTAAAGTAAAGGATTGACTGAAATTAGCAAATACCTTACCGATGTCTTTAACGTTCTGAATGGTCTGCGTTAGTGAAATCGTTTCATCGTTGAACAACTCAACACGCTCGCCATCTATGTATAGTTGTACCTCTCTCATCGGATGTTCTGTACTTTGTCAAATGCGTAATCAAAGTCTATCGTGTAATCCACCAACTTGTCGTTAAGGCTTGTCTTGTACGTCAGCGAATTGGTTTTAGGTGTAACTGGGTAAACGAATGTTGCATCGTCTGTTTTAGTCAGCCACACGTACTCCGACATCATCATTTCTTTTAACACTTCGTTATAATCCTCTGAAACGAATCCCGTGTTTAATCTTACCGATTCTCTACCTTGCGAATTAAAACTTTGGTACTGATGACCTGAGTAGGTTACGTTGTATAAGTCAATCACATTCGCTTTGTACTGCTCGCTTGTGGTGTTTATGCTCTCTATTTCTTTAGCGAAAAAATAAACGTCTTGAAACGCTCCAAACTTGTTTACGAATGTAACTTTTCTATCCGGATACTTATCGCAATGCATTGTTTTTACTTTAATGCTCTCGTATGGCTCATCCGTCATACCATCTCCGTCTAATGGATAGATTCGTATTTCATCAATTAGGTTAACATCGACCGAATTGTTAAGTGCTTGCAAAAGCGGATTAAACTCGTAAATACCTCCATCATCCAATACGCTTTGCTGGTAGTTATCTTCGCTCAAGTTGCCACTAACTGATATGTATTTAATCTTGGTTGTGGTGCTATTTTGTACGGTTACAGATTCGGTTCTTAGTGCAGTGCCTTTAGAAGCCATAACCACGTCATACGTATCATCTGCGTAAACTGGTATTCTAATGTTCTCACCGTAAGGTCGCCATATAACATTATTCGAAATTAGCTTCGTGCGTGATAGTTCAGCGTTCATACCATCTTCATAATATCCATATCCATCAACGGCTAAATACGTAGTAGTACCATCGTTTACCCAAACGCAATAAGACGTGTAATCGCCATCAAAAGCTATCTCGATGTAATCACGTACTAATTCGCTTATCTCAAATGTTGAATAAATAAATGAACCACCACTACCGGGAACTTCTATTACGCCTTTAGTTAGTGAATAATTAACTGTGCTTGGAACTGGTGTACTTGCTCCCGTCCAAATCTTTAAATCCAATGTTTGTGTAGTAACACCTGAAGAACGTAGTTTTCTAATGTAGAACGGAGAACGTACATTTATTTTAGAAGCCATTTTCTATATCTTTTCTTAGTGCCTCTCCCAAATCCGGTGGCAAGCGTTTTAATCCTGCCTCAAATGGTTTTGTGAAGAATAGCGTTGGTTTTATGCCTTTATTTTTTTTGCCGATTGCCATCAGAATCCCAGTTTGTTTGAAACTCATAAATCTGCCTTTCTTATCTCTGAACTGCAATCCTCTGAACTTTGCCCATTTAGCAAACGTACCAGTAGCGTATTCAAATCCTATTACGTTTGATGTTTTCTTGTAACTGAAATTAGCTAATGATGTACCACCCTTTACTCCTTTTACACCTCGGTCTTGATACATCCCGTAGTCATCCATTTCAAAGAATAACTGATATCCTTTAGCTACTTTCTCGACGTCGAATGTTAGACTGTCGTAAAGATTCTTAGAAACGTTATGCTTGCCTTTGGTTAGGTTCGTCTTCGCTTGTTGCACAACGTACTTACCAAACGCTCTTAAAGCCTCTTGTGTTTCTTTTAGCTGCATATATCTATGCTATTTTCAACCAGAACATCGAACGTACCTACCCATCCTGCAACGTTGTTTTCAAATCTATCTAAAAACGGCTCACATTGAACCGCTCCTTCTACTTGGTATTTGTCTTGATAAAGCGAACCCATTCTCAGCTTTTGCAACAAACGATTCAACACGGCTAACTGCGTGTTTAACACATCCTGAAGATTATCATTGCCTACAAAAATATCGGTTACTTCTTCTTTGCTTACGTCCACGATGTCCATACAAACGATACTAATATTAAAGGTTAGTATGCGTTCATCTTGTGTTGCTCCGTTAACTATCATGTGCGATAACGGATAGATGGTCTGCTTGGACAAATCAACGTCTGTAATATCACCGAACGTGACCGTGTTAACGTGAACATCTAAAAGCAACGCCTCCTTAATTGTTTCGGTTACCTTGTAAAACCCTTGTATCATATTTTCTTATTTAGTTGCCTTGCCTCCAATTCGTTTTTTTCTTTTACGAATGCCAGCATCATAAAACACTTATGTGCGCTTAATTCAGTGATATCTTCAAGTCTTGTAACATCGCCATTAGCGAGTGTGTATAATGACTGATACCATCCCCATTTTGCTCCGAATTGAGATACTGCACTAAGCGATTCTGTTCCGACACTTTCGAATAATTCAGGATAGCTACCGACAAGTCGCTCCCTAAATTGTAAAAAAAAATCAGCGCACCCATCACACAATCAAGAGTAATCTCCTTCATATGCAATCCGTCGTTGGCTTTGTAATCCTCTATCGAATACCGCTCTCCGTATTTATTCTTTATTGGTCGGTACAATACGTTCATCGCCAAGTGCATCTTTTCCCAATCCGTAATGTTCGTTTCTAAGTCGATGTACTCACCCAATGAAATATCGTCAAGGTTTGGAATGAATCCGTAATCCTTACCATTTATTTTGGTTCTTTGAACTAAACTATTCTTGTCGCTGAATAGTTCGTTTAACATCTCAATTATTGAATTGGTATCTGACAAGCGCATATTCAAAACTACCTCTGCCGGTACTTTGCAGAATATCTCTATCATTTTAATCTGAAGAAAACGCTCGTCTTCATTGTTCTCTTGTATTTTAAGAAACTTTTGGTACTGCTCGAGTGTTACCTCTGCAAGCGTTTCCGGAATGTGTATTTCAACCTTCATACTTATATAACGTTTATTTCGTACAATTTTAAACAAAAAAAGGTAGCCGTTAGACTACCCTTTAAATTTAGTGATTTAATTTACTCTTTCTCTTGTATCAGCTTTTCAAGATAGATTGCAAAATCCATTGCTTCTTGCTGAGCGTGATGTAACCATTCAATCTCGGTTAAATCTTCTCTGTCCATATCAACTCCGTATTTCTTCTTTCCGGCTGCTGCTCGAATCTTATACTTTAAGATTAAAGCGTTAACTATAGAATCGCTCATCGCATACTGGCTTCAAAACAAACACCGGAGCAATACCCTTGATGTTCTATCGGTTCTCCGCATTCGTAACATTCAAATTCTGGTAGTTGTGGTTCTGCTAAGTAATCGTAGAAACTTGTCATATCTGTCGTATTAAGTTATTAAACAAATATAATAAAATTACTGAACATAGTACTTACCAAGATTCGGTTTACTCAACATTGAATAAGTAGCATACCTGCAAGCGTCAATTATGTGGTTGTGGTCGTCTATCGGTACGTTTGTAACTATCCCAGACTTATCTTCTTTCCATTTGTAATTTCTGAACTCCATTATAGCGTTTGTTGAATCTTTTGTTACGTGCAATTTGTGCCTCTTTAGCATATCTATCCCTGCTCGTATATCTTTTTCGCTTTTTCGAATGTTGTGACCCATCCTACGCAGTTCTTCATTTAATCTTGGCTCTGCTGTGTCTGCGTAAATTACTCCGTCTACTTGGTTGGCTTTTAAAAACTGATGTATGTCGTTTGTAGTCATCCCAGTTCTATAAAGCAACTCCTTGAAATAAAGATTGTGTTCGTGTTTGTAAACTGCGACTAATGCCGTTGGGTCGTTTGTGAATCCGTAGTCCATACCGTAGGATAGAAATAAAGCGTTTTCTGGCACTTTCTCAATCTCGGTGTATGTGAATATAGTAGCCCGTGACATCGCACGTTCTCCAAGCCCGTAGATTTGCCAGTACTGCTCATCCGTATCTTTTAGCCGTTCTATTTCTTTTATGAGTTCGTCTGCCAGAAACGGATTGTCTTTGTAGGTGGTCTTAAAGAAATCGCAGTCATCTCTTGAGATTACCTTGTCGTACAACCAGTGGTATTCGTCTGATGGGTTAAAGTCGCCTATGATTCTGCCTTCGGTTCTGAATAGCAACTGTTGCCAATCCTCCCACGTCAGTTCGTTTATTTCGTTTGCGTACAACAAATCTCGTTTGCGTCCTCTAACCTTCTGCGGTTGGTCTAAGCTGATAAACTCTATCAGATTGCCGTACAAATGATATTCTGAGTTTGATTTGTTGTGGTCTTCTTCCCGATACATATCGCTGCCTCTTAGTATATCTAAGAAATCACGCATTACTGTTGCTCGTAGTGCTGGGAATGTTTTACGGCAGATTGTTATTGTTTTGTTTCGGTTGTTAGGACAATAGTAATAAATAAGCCAGAGCAGAATGTTGTACGTCTTTCCAGAACGTGTACCACCCTGCTCTATTATTATTTTCTTGTTGGAATCAAGAAGATGTTCGAATACTACGTTACTCCTTATCTCCACGTATTATTTCTACTTGAATGTTGCTCGGTAAGCCATCTGCTCCAGTTATCTCTTGGCGTTCTATGTATCCTCGCTTCTTGCCTTTTGTTTTTAGATAAAAGATAGTAGATGTACTGTTACCGTCTTTGATTTGTTTATGAAGCTGCGATTCGGCAAAATCCAAAGCAACGTCCGATATTTCATTTACTGCCTTTTTATACTCCGGGTCTTGCTCTAACCAAGCGTAATGTGTAGTTCTTCCGATGCCTACTGTTTTGCACGCTGATGTTACCACGCCCAAGGATTTCTCAAGCGCATCTATCATTGCCTTTTTATGTTGTTCTGTTTTGTCCATAATATTTTATAATAAAACCCGGAAACCATCAAAACCGGGACGCTCATTGACTGATAAGGTATAGCAATCAGTAACCTTCCATAGGTTAATAATTGCTTTTATAAGAACGTTATGGTTTTTTATAATCTTTACCATTTATTTTTATTTCGAGTGTTGGGTCAAGCTTCTGCATTCGGTCTATTATTACTTGACAATACTTTGGGTCTAATTCCATTCCGTAGCATTTACGATTTAGTTGGTGTGCTGCTACCATTGTTGAACCAGAGCCTAAAAAAGCATCAAAAGTTATTTCATTGTTTATTTTTGAATGTCTGTCTGCATATTCAAAACACCATTTAATTATTTCAATCGGTTTTTGAGTTGGATGATTTTTCTCTTCACGATTTGCTAATGCTCTGGCGTATTCTTTAATTCTTAAAGCATTATTAAAAGATGTCCAAGCCATTTCACCGTCAGCTAAACTAAATCCCCTTTGACCTTTATCCCAAATTAACCATCCCATACTTATTGGTAAAAAATCAGAAAAATAATTCCCACCCCATACAATTTGATTTTCTGATATTTCAATTAAGTATTGCAAATGACTTTTTTCTGGTCTTTGCTTATCCCATTCTGGTGCTTCATAAGACTTCCATCCATTTTTATCTGCACCTCCTTTACCGTCACCTTTACCTTTCAACATACCTCCATAATCTATACCATAAGGTGGGTCAGTTAAAAGTAAATTTATTTTTTTTCCGTTCAATACTTTCGATATTAAATCAAAGTCAGAACTATCCCCACAAAGTAAACGGTGTTCTCCTATCTCTATTAAATCACCTAATACTACATCTACCTTTAAATAATTTGGTTCTTCATAGTCGTCTTCTTCTGCCTCGAGTGTTGGTGGGTCAAAAGGTAAATCCAATCCCCAATCGTCTAATAATTCAGCATCCCATTCGTTTGCCAGTATATCCCAATCCCATTCTCCGAAGCCTACATTGTCTTTAATTATAAATTCTTTTTGTTGCTCGGGTGTTAGTTGGTCAGCTACAATGATAGGCACTTCTTTTAATCCCGCTTCTTTGCACGCTTTTAAACGCATATTGCCGCCTAAGACTATGTTGTTACTATCTACGACAATAGGACGCAATTCAAGCATTTCTGGGAAATCTTTAATTGATTGAACCAGTTTTTTAAATTTGGCATCCTTTATTATTCTTGGATTCTCTTTATTTTCGTATATACCACTGATACTTACTTTCATTATGAAATACCTTATTCTTTTATTAAACACTACGTTGCTGGTGCTTCTATCTCTGCTCTTTCTTATTCGCTTGTTGCTCCTCGTGCGTCAGCAAGCTTGCCGCATCGTGATGCTCTTTTAATTTCGTTTGCTACTGGTGTGGTAGCAGGTGTTGCTAAAGAAATCTATGATTCTAAAGGTAACGGTACACCAGATGTTAATGATGCCATCGCTACTGCGTTAGGTTCTTTTACGTTTACTGTTACTATCAATCTTCTATCCAACCAACCATCTCGACGTCACCGTTGAATCGGTAGTAATGCTCTTCTAAGTCTACACTTGATTTACCGCATTTACATACGTCTAAGTGCCATCTTTTGATTTCGGATGTTACTACGTCATCACAAGCCTTGCAACGCCATTTTAATCGCACGTAACAATAGTTTTCGTATTGATTATGTTACCTGCATTATCTCGATACGTTTTGACATAGTTCTTGTATTGCTTCTCTCCAGTCCAACTTGCGTTCTGGATTAGTTCATACTTGCTACCGTTTATTTGTCGGTAAACTTTCATTGTGCAAGTTGTTTCTTCTTTCTCGCATCCGAGTGTTGCTAAAACTGCAACTGCTAAACCTAAAATTGTAATCGCTTTTTTCATTGTCATCTTATTAGTTTACTTATTTATTTATTTGTCAAGTGTTACGCTTACAATCTGTCAATCACTAATAGTATTGATTATTCGTGAACGTAATCACTATTTTAGTAGTCAGGACAAGATTCGAACTTGCTTCAGCTTTACCATTTAGAGTATTACTCAACCTTGGAGAGGTGCTTCCAACCAATGGACTCCTGACTTAACTGAAACCGCTCTTTCGAACGGCTTCTTAACTCCTTCTCCACTTATACCTTTCGGATGGAAGGCAAGCTATTCTTTCTTTGCCATTATTTAATCCTCATAAAGTTCTGCGTGTCCTTCTTCTATTAACCGATAATTTACGTTTACTTCAGTACTATCTTCTTGAATGTAAATATCGCCTAAGCATCTACCATACTTACCTATTCCGTGAGATTCGAGCATAAACTTACCGTCTTTGAGTAGTTCTGTTAATCGTTTCTTAGCCGCTAAACCTCTTTCTTTTTCTTCTAAGTCTTTGGTTCTGCTTTCGGGAGCGTTAATGCCGTACAAACGAACAGTAACCTTGTGCCACGTGTAGAAGCCTAAATCAACCATAGCTTCTATCGTGTCGCCATCTATTACTCGTATCAGTTCTGCGTTGTAGATATACATATTATCGTAAACCTCTTTCGTGCATTATATTGTCAAACTCAATTTCCAAAAGCTTCTTTTGCATATCATAAACCCTTTTTTTATTATATTCGTTTTCTTCATATATAAACAGAATACATCTTTGTAATTCTTCTGTATTCATATCTATAACCCTGTTCCCTTCAAATAATAAGTCTTTTATCTCCATTGTTTTGTCTGTTTTTGTTGTTATTAACTCGTGTGTTATGATATTATGATGGTATAAACCAACGTTACTATCGCTCCTATAAAGCTAAAAAATGTCATTGCGTAGGTAAATCTGTCTTTGTTTCGCATATCTCTAATATTTCGTTTACTAATTTTTCTGCATACTCTTGTCTTGAATAGGTACGCTTCATTATAAGCGCAATCAACTCTTCTTTCATTTAAGCTTAATAAAGTAAACAAACACTACTAATGCAATGACTGATAACCAAATAGCTTTAAAGCAGCAATGTACGAATTTATCGAACTTATTCAAAATAATAGTTTAAAAAGTTTGTTAATTGATGATGGAGCAATAGGAAAGATAATAAATAAAGCTATGATGCCTGCCATTATAAGGATCGGTTTCCACCATATCTTACGCTC